CAGCTATTCAAAGCTGAGTACGATCCACGATTGTCCATATAATGCATATCTGACTTATATCAAGCCGCGAGATCAGTGTGCCAATGTGTACTCATCTCTTGGTACTGTGGTCCACGATACGCTGGAAGGAATCGTTGAAGGAAAGAACACAGAAGCAGATATCGGTCCTGCCATTGAAAACGGTCTGGACGAACTCGATATGCTCGGGATTGATTTTCCCAAAACGAGAGATGGTGGCAATGGCATCCGCGATAAATGGATCTCAAACATGCGTTGTATGGCTCGTGATTGGATCAGTCCAAAGGGTAAGTACGAAGTCGAAAAGCTGCTTATTTTGAAGCTTCGTGATGATCGCTATCTTCAAGGTTATGCGGATTTGATTCGTGTCCTGCCAGACGGGCGGCTGCAGGTGTTGGATATCAAGACTTCCAGTCAGTTTAAGGATGAGGACCTGCTTCACTATGGTCGTCAGCTGGTTGCTTATACTCTGGCGCTCGAACAGGCTGGATTCACCTGCTTGTCGCCAGCGTGGATCATGGTGAAATACTGCAAGATTACATACGAAACCGGATTCGGAAAACGTGCAAAACCAGCCGAAAAGGTGCTTGATCGATGCAAAGTGGGTTACACGCTGCGGCCTACAGTTCGTTCCAAAATGAAAGCCGCCGGGTATGACAGCGAGCAGATCGAAATCGTTACCCAGGAATTTATCGAATCGAACGATATCAATGATCTACCGGAAGATATTCGCTGCCAGTTCAAATTGACTACATATGTCAGACCGTATCCTGTCACCGATGAACTGCGTAAAGAATGTATCGATTACATAAACGAAACAGCGGACGAGTTCGAGGAGCGGAAACGCAGTGGCGAATGGCCTGCACGAGAGATTGAAGAAAAAAATGGCAGTCCCAATTTCTTCTGTACCAATCTCTGTGGTCATCGCAAAACCTGTGACCGCTTCGGGATTGCATCAACAAACGGCCGTTTTATGCGGCAAAAGACCCAAACGTGGTCGGTATAGACGATTTGTTTTAAGGAGGATTCATGGAGCAAAACTATGTTGTATACCATTTGCACGACGATAAAGGTTCGCTCCTTGATTCTTGTACAAAATGGGAAGACTATGTTGATCTCGCTGCTTCTTACGGGATGAAAGCAATTGCTTCTACCAACCATGGTTACAACCTTAACTGGACTGAAAAGAAACAGTACGCAGAAAAGAAGGGGTTGAAGTTTATCGTTGGTTGCGAGGTGTATCTTACTTCTGAGATATATCACTATCCAGAGATTCCAGACGAGGTTTATGAATCTTATCAGGGATGGGACCCGCAGGAAGCACAAGAGGAAATCGGTAAAATGATGGATGCTGGACGCTATAAAGTTCGCGACAACTTCCATACGATTCTTCTTTGCAAAAATGCTCGTGGTGTTCTGGAGCTAAATAAAGTAATGGGCACATCTTATGATGCTGACCACAAGTATTATAAGCCGCGCATCACTTTTGAAGAGTTCTTTGGTCTGTCTGATAACATCATCAAAATCTCTGCTTGTCTGGCAAGTCCACTTCGTAAATACACGTCAGAATGTGATGGATTTCGTCAAGAAGTCTATGACAAACTATGCAAGACTTATGACTATTATGAGATTCAGTATCACGATTGTGACGACCAAAAGGAATATAACCAGTATCTCTGGGAGCTTTCTAAGAAATATCACAAACCACTGATTGCTGCAACTGATACCCATAGTCTGAATGCGTATAAAGCAGAGTGCCGTAAGATCCTTATGATGGGCAAGGGAATCGAGTTCACTGGCGAAGACGAATTTGATTTAACCTTCAAATCTTACAATGAACTGGTCGATGCGTTCACTGTGCAAGATGCGCTCCCTCGTGAAGTCTGGATGGAAGCAATCGAGAATACGAATCGGATGGCCGATAGTGTCAATGATTTCACTCTAAGCACAAAGGCGCGGTATCCCATTTTGACCGGAACCTCTGAATCAGATGCCAATGTTTATATCAAGCGGACCCATGATATGCTGAACGACAAAATTCATCGCGGTATCATTCCTGAATATGAAGTCGCACAGTTTAAGGCAGATGTTGAAGAAGAGCTTACGGTCTTTAAGAAAACCAACATGCTGGGATTTATGCTTTCTATGAGCGACCTGATGATTTGGGGCAAAAATGAAGGCATTCCATTCGGACCAAGTCGTGGTTCTGTTGCAGGTTCCCGGTGTGCATTCGTTACAGACATTATCGATGTTGACCCGGCTCGCTGGAATCTGGTGTTCTCGCGCTTCTGTAATGAAAACCGTGTTGAGATTGGTGATATTGATATCGATGTGCCGGATGCTTATCGTCCCATGATTTACAACCACATCTTTGAATCGTTCGGCCGCGAGAAATGTGCATACGTTCTGGCTATGGGTACTCTGGCAGGGAAAGCGACAATCGACGAGATTGGACGAGCTCTTGCTAAAGTCTGGAAGCGAGAAAACCCAGATGTAGATGAATCCAAGAATCCTTATTCCCTTGATCGAATCGCAAAAGTGAAAAAGGAATACGATGCCAACGCTGAAAAGTGCCGTGCAGATCATCCTGATATCTTCTACTATTTCGATGGATTGCAGGGGACAATTGTATCGCTGTCTCACCATCCGGCTGGCGTTATCATCGCTCCAATCGACCTTTATAAAAGGTATGGCGTCTTCCAAGATAAAGACGGTCTGCCTATTCTGTGTCTTGACATGGAAGCGTCTCATGCAGTCGGTCTGGCAAAGTACGATATTCTCGGTCTTGATACGGTGTCTGTTATTGATAAGACCTGTAAGCTGGCTGATATTCCGTACCCACACACCTGGGAGATGGACTTCGATGACCAAAAGGTTTGGGCTGATATGAAAACGTCTCCGGTTGGTATTTTCCAGTTCGTTGAAGACTTCGCTTTTGATTCGCTCAAAAAATATGATGTTCACAGCATTGCAGATTTGAGCTTGGTCACAGCAGCCATTCGACCCGGCGGTGCTTCTTATAGAGATAAGCTCTTCCGGCACGAAGCAAATCACAACCCGTCGCATGAAATCGACGAACTGTTAAAAGATAGCTTGGGCTGGCTTGTCTTTCAGGAACAGACCATTGCATTCCTCCAACAGTTCTGTGATATGAGCGGCGGTGATGCAGATAGTGTTCGTCGTGCAATCGGTCATAAGAACAAAGCGGAGTTGGATGCGGCAATGCCTCGTATTCTGAATGGCTATTGCAACCACTCAACAAAGTCAAGAGAAACAGCTGAGACAGAAGCAAAGGAATTCTTGCAAGTTATCGAGAACTCGGCCTCTTATCAGTTTGGTTTAAACCATGCTACCGGGTACTCGATTCTTACATATTATTGTGCGTATTATCGCTATTACTACACCCACGAATTTGTAACGGCACTTCTGAACACTGCTGACACGCAAGAAAAAATCGTCAATGCGACCAAGCTTGCGAATGAGCGTGGCATCCAGATCATGCCGATAAAGTTCCGTCATTCCCGGGATGAATATGTCTACGATAAGACAGATAAGAAAATCTATCAGGGAATGGAGTCTATCAAGTACCTGAACAAGCGGCTTAGTCGCGAGTTTTATAAGCTCCGCAACCATAAATTCGGTTCTTTCATTGACTTGTTGTTGATGAACCAGAAAAGAAAAATTGCGGACAGTCGGCAGTTAGGGATTCTAATTGAGCTTGATTTCTTTTCTGAATTCGGAAATCCCAATCAGTTGTTGGAACAGGTTGATATCTTCAATAACTTTCTTGATGCAAAACAGCTTAATAAGGACGAGATGGACAAGCTTCTGTCTCACGACATTATGGCCAAACTGTGTGAGAAAGAGACCGAAAAGAAATATGTTAACGTAGACTGGATGAAAATCGTTCGGCTGCTCTGCGAAAAGACAGATACCGTAAAGACTCCTATCACTGACAGAATAAAGTATGAGGGTGACAACCTTGGCTACATCCAGCTTACAATGCCGAAGCTCAAAGATTCTTACATCTACGTCTTGGATATTGATGGTAAGTTCGCCAATAAAACTGTAAGCGCCTACGTCCTCAAAACCGGGCAACAGCGCCGGCTCAAAGTAAAAGCCCGCACCCTGGAATCTACTCCAATTGAAAAGGGCGACATCCTTCGCATCGATGAAGAGCGGGAAGAAGGCCGCTGGTCAAAAGACGAGCAAGGTCAATGGATTCAGTCTAAGACAGACAAAGAAACGATTCTTCGTAAATACGTACACGTCAGATGAGAGGAGGTGACAAAGTGACATATAACGAAATCACTCAGATCCTCAAGTCAATGGTGATTATTGTGGATGACCGCGAAAAGGATACTCCACTTCTGCATCAGCGGCTCTCATCGTTCCCGTGTGCTTATATGCGTAAGCGGCTGGATTTCGGTGACTATAGTGCTGAGGTGACACTGCCCAATGGCGAAAAATTCTCGTTGGCAGATAAGGTGACCATTGAGAGAAAAAATTCCATAGATGAAATCTGCGGCAACTTCACAACGAATAGAGTTCGGTTCGCTAAAGAGTTCGACAGAGCAGCAGCAGCCGGAGCAAAAACTTACATACTGATTGAAAACGGTTCATGGGAAAAGATCAATCGCGGTGCATATCGCAGTAAGATGACACCTGCTTCATTGCTGGGCAGTCTCACCACATGGCTTGCTCGATATAACAGTCAGATCATTTTTTGTGAGCCAGATACCACATCATGGTTGATCCATGCGTTTCTTCTCCACGAAATGCGTGAAGCGCTGACCCATTATGAACTACCGCAAAAAACAAAGAGAACAAGAAAGGGGACTGAAGATGACATCATCACTTGATTTTGAAGGCGAGCTGATTCTGGACGGTGTGCTGCTTGACAAGTTGGAAACACTGACAAAAAAGCTCCAGAAAGCCACAAAAAAGACCGACAAGGCAACAGTCTTGTTGGATGCAAAAAACGAGATCGGTGAGAATTCGTTATTTTTCTTCCTTGATTTCATTCTCGATCCACAGATCACAACAGGAATCTCTAAGGCGAAGATCAACAAGAAGGTGCAAATCGTGGATAAATTTCCACACACTTTCCAAGATATCTGCTTATTCCTGGCGGAATGCAACACTGGCTCTGACATGGCTTTGTCAATGGCAGCCAGTTATATCTACTGGAATGCTTCACATAAAGATTTTCTGATTCGAGTGTTCACTAAGAATTTACCTCTGGGTGTTGAAGCTGCTACGGTCAATAAGATTTTTGGCAAAGTGGTCATTCCGGTCTGGGAAGTCCAGCAGGGATATCCTATCGATAAAGTCAAACTCAAGCCGGGCACCTGGTTCAGTCTAAGCCGCAAGATGAATGGTAACCGGGGTACCTTCTACCGTGGCAAGTTCATTTCTCGTCAGGGACAAGAGTTTACCGGCCTCGACCATATTAAGGACGACATCATCAAAGAGCTTGGTGATGAATCGCTGATTGATGAATACGTCTACGATGGCGAGCTGGTATACCGTAATAGCAGAGGGCTATCAGACGGCGAGGCATTTCGGGTTGGCACTGGTATGTTGAACTCGGATGGAGATAAAAGCCAGATCAAGTTCGTTGTGTTTGATTTGATTCCTACTGATGAGTTTGAGAACGGCAAAGGCAGCCTTCCTTATGAAGATGGTTCTTTTGTTACGCCATATAAACTCCGTCGTAAATGGCTTGAAGATTTAGCCGTTACGATCGAGCAGAAAGGGCTCAAAAATATTCAAGTTGTGCCGATGGTCTATGAAGGTACTGATCAAAGTGTGATTCCTCAGTGGCTCGATTATGCAGTAAAACATGATTGGGAAGGTCTCATGCTTAATACATCGGTTCCTTATAAGCGGGCGCGTCACACTGGCTGTCTTAAAATCAAGCGTTTTTATACTGTTGATCTTCGTGTCACTGCAATTGAAGAGGGTCAGAACCGTCTGGCTGGTACGATGGGCGCTCTGGTTGTTGACTACAAGGGTAACGAGCTTCGTGTTGGTTCCGGTTTTGATGATGCTACGAGAGCTACCGTGTGGGCGAATCAGGGTGATTACATCGGACGTATCATCGAATTAAAGTACAAAGAGGTCACGATGGATAAAAAGACTGGCCTTGAGTCCCTACAATTCCCGACTTTTGTGCGATTCCGAGACGATAAGAACGAAGTAAGCTACGGCTAAGGAGAAAGTTATGAATCTTTCTAAGAAGTCCATTAAGCACATTCTTCGGATTTTGGACAACAAATGTATCGAGGTTCCTACAAAGACATCCGCTTATAGCAGCGGTGGACGTAGAATTTTGACTCGTGATTTTGAGCCAAAGAAGTCACACGGAATGAATGGCTGGCAGCGAATCGTCTATATACCGTCCGAAGGGTATTTCTACGGAATTTATAATGGAAAATCGGAAGAAGATTGGGATATTCCGGATATCTGGTCTCCTGCTCAGCTTACTGATTTGTGAGGTGTCTTATGGTTGATTTCAGTAAATTAGCCATCCCAAAGAAAGAACGACTTGAAGTTCAACTCACGGACGGCACAGAAGAACACAATATTAACTACGTCATCACGTCTCTGGCTACAATCAAAGGCGATAAGATCTATAAAAACTTCCGTCTATATTCTATGGCCGATGATGGCAAATTGACTCAGCTGGAAAAACGAGATGGCGATCCATATTTCGATGCTTTGAAAGGAACGGTGTATGAACAATGAGAAGTGGCTTTTTGAAAGGTATCGACAAGCATTACGAGAAATTACAATCGCCCAAAATCATTTTGAGTTTTGCGAGCCTGATTATATCGATTGCGCAATTGATGATCTCGTTCACGCTGAGAAAGCTTTCGACCGAATCTTAAAGGAAATTCGCAATGAAAAATTGGACACGTCGATATCTAAGACTTAATTATCAAGATGAATCTCTCTGTTGGCGGCTTCGCTATGGAGAACGCTTCGAGATCGTCGCAGAACTGGATGAATTTTATTTTCTCTGGGCACATGGCACGATGATTGCATTCCCCAAGTACGGCAAGCACGCATACGACATTGAAACAGAGATCGTAAATACCGAATAAGGAGGGAGGTGAGGTCCCATGCGAGGGATCAATCAAAGAGAACTTGGCCGCAAAGAACGCGCCACAGCAGAATGCGAGCGTCAGATTCGGCGCTACGGATATGAATGTGGTGAGGTTATTACATATAAATTGTCGCCTGAACAAATGAAACAGGTTTTGACAGGCAGGAAAACAGTAGATGATTTTATCAAGGAGGGGCAGTAAATGGAAGTCGAATTGATTTCGTATTCACAGCCGGTAAAGAAGGATGCAGACAAAAATCCGCTCAGTATCGTAGAGCTGGCAGCAAGTGTCTGTTATGATTCGCAGCCGACCGAGACTTATCGAATCGCAAAAGGATGCAAGGCAACCGGACATCAGAGCGTTCTTGAACATATCAGCTTTACGTTCCATGTCACCGGTGTCAGTAGAGCACTTCTGGCGCAGTTGAGCCGCCATCGGCATATCAGTCTGAGTGTTCGCAGCCAGCGCTATTGTGATGAAAGTGTTATGCAGTATGTCAATCCATTCAGTGGAGAAGACGCGGATGTATTTGATG